AAATCAAGATTAGTTCAAGATGATAGATATCCAACAATAACTGCTGAAAGTGTTGAAGCTGAAATAGCAATGTATAATGAATTGGAAACAGCTACAAATGAAGAAACAGAAAACAATATCACTGCTTAAGACTCCACGAGCTGTGGAGCTAGAGTATTATAAGCAACTCAAGCAATTAGCTAATGAAATGAAAAAAGATATTAATGAAACTATCTTGCCTATTCTTGAAAATGTAAGTTTGGATTCTAAATATACTAAAGATGTTGGTGTAACGGATTTATTAAGTGCTTTAAATATTTTACAAGGTAAATACTCGAATACTTTTGCATTCGCTTCAAGGGTAGCTAATAGTGTTGTATCAAGATTGTTGAATATGGGTAATGATAAGTTTAGAAAAACCTTAGAAGGTGCATACGGCGTTGATGTAGGGCGTATGATTAATCAAAATAAGTTAAATGATTTAGTAGCTTTACAAAGAAGAAAACAAGAGGTATTAATAAAGTCAATTCCAGCTCAATTTTTTAATCAGATAGAAATGATTATTCAAAATGGAGTAAGTGGAAATAAAACTTATAAGTCAATTGCGAATGAGATTAAAGGAATTAGTGGTATTCGTTCGGTTTATGGCAAATTGGATTCGAGAATTAAGACTATTGCAAGAAATGAAATAAGCACAATAAATGCAAACTTAAATAATGCAAGAGCAGAATCCGCAGGTATAACTAAGGCAATATGGCAGACATCAGGTGATGAAAAAGTTAGAGGTATTAATCCAAAAGATAGTCAAGACCACGAAAGTTTAGATGGTGAAGAGTTTGATATTAAAGTAGGCTTAAGAGACCCGAGAAGTGGAGAGATGGTAACTCCTGGAAGTGAAATAAATTGTAGATGTCAAGCAATTTATATTATTCCTGAAAACTAACCACTCAATCAAGAGTGGCTAATTTGACTGCCAACTATCTATAAAAAATCTTGAACATTCGCAACAAGGGTGCAAAGGATAATTTCCATTATCACTTAGATGATACTTGCAACCCTCACAACTTCTATTTTCTAATGCTTCAAGTTCTTTTATAGCTTCATTAACATTAGAAAAGTCATGTATTGTAAAATTAATATCTATATTGTTTCTTTGAAATCTTGTATCAGGGTTATTTGCATATATTTTTTTTAATATCTCTAATGCTTTCACTTCCCACCTTCTAAATATTTAATATAAAACTCTTTAAGTGCCCGATACCTTCTTCGATACCCAATATCTTTATGCTTTTTATAGTTCAATAAAGTAGCGTGTGTTATGTTGTAGAATGTTGCTAGGTCTTTGTTTGATATTTTCATTCTAATCCTTTCTTTTCCCTAATTATAATTAAAATAGTTTTAAAGTAAACTTATATTTATTACAAATGCTATAATTTAAAAAAGGATAGTGATGGCTTATATAAAAATGACAGATGAAGAACTAAAAGCACTTGGAATAAATGGTCAAAATAGTGGATATTTAAATAAATCAACTGGATATTTCACTCAAAGTGGCTGGGAATTTATTAGTAAAAGCATTAATAATTTATCTAATCAAGTTATTTATTTATATAGTAATAATATCAATAGTGTGTTCTTAATAAGAAATGCTACAAATATAAATGACACTATTACACATAATCTATTCGAATTCTACAAGGAAGTTTAATGATACTATCAAATAACCAAGCAAACGATTTTAATACTAATTTGTATCAAGATGTTTTAGTCGCAAATGTATCTCAAATGGCTTCAGAAATATCAGGATTAAATAAATTAGACTTTGCAAAAAGAAGTTCATTTAATACAGTATTTGGTGAATCAGTTGTGGCATCAAGACAGAACAATATTAATATTCCATTTATTAGAAACAATGGAAACGCTGGTTTGGAGTCCAATTTAAAATCTACTGATTTTTTTCAAAGTGGAACAGCTATACAAAGCCATATTAACCAAACTGCTTATTTAGAAACTGGATTGAGTACTGGAATGGCTGAAATCAAGTCTAAAAATACAAATAGGTACATAACTGGACATATATCTGACCAGTTTTTTACATCTATTTATATCGGAAATGAATCAAGCGTTGATAGTGGAATAGGTTATGGAAGTATTAGGGGAAATGATTTTATAGGTTTTGGATATAAAGGACTAGATTTTGGAATATGGCTAAAACTAAGAGGTATTGAAACATTTATTAGTCAGAGTAGCTGGAATGAAAATACACTTTTAGGTGGTGATTTTATTTTAAATCCTACTAAAGAAAATATTATGAGTATCTCTTTTGGTTTTGCTATTGCAGATATATTGTTTTCCATAAAAAGCAACACGGGGTGGACATTAGTTCATAGACACACAACTGCTAATATAGATACTAAACCACACCTAAGTAATCCAACACAACCAATGAGTGAATTTATAAGAAGAAATAGTGGAAGTGGTAATAATATTAAAATAGGTACTTCATCTTGGAGTGCTGGAACAGTTGGAGAAAGAGCATCGGGGACTGGGGCTGATAAATTTCCTTATATTAAAAGAAGTCAAGTTTCAGTAGCTGGAAATACAGAAACAGTTTTATTATCAATTAGAAATAGATTAGAGTTTCCAATTGGCACTCCAAATACAGTAAGATTAAGATATGGAACACTTACATTTGTTTCAGATGGAACAAAATCAGTAGAATTTAATGTGTATATAAACGGTGTAAATGGGGCTGTCGGTACTTGGGGATATTACGATGAACAACTAAGCGTAAGTGAGATAAATATTGATAGCCCACTTGTATTAAATAATAGAACAATAGTTACGGGTGTATCAAAACCAAACGAACAAATAGGTGGAACATTTTTAAATAAAGTTGATAGAGATAGAATTAATCTTTTTGGAAGTGATGTTGTTATTGCTGCAAATGCTGGTGATATAATTACAATTACTGCTAAAAGTATAAACAATACTGTTATTGATTTTCAAATAAGATGGATTGAAGAATTTTAAAATAAAGGAAAATAAATTGAAAGTTATATTAAAAGATACTTTTCAGGACTTCACAAAACACATAGATGAAGATACTGGATTCTTACATATTAACGGAGTAGTCGCACGAACTGGTTTGCAACCCTACATAGGAGCAGAACTTGGAGATATGGAAAACCCAACAGTAGTTTTTAATGTCTATCGTCCACGAGATGAAGTATTAAAAGAAGAGTCTTTATCTACTTATGCAAACGCTCCAATAACAGACGACCACCCTAATACATTTGTAACAGTTGACAATGCAACGGAACTGATAAAAGGTAGCGTAGCAAGTTACGAAACTTACAACAAAGACGGTATTGATTACATCAAGGCTCAAATAGTTGTAACAGATAAAGACTTAATCAATAAAGTTATAAACGGAAAAATGGAGTTATCTGCTGGTTACTCTCAAAACTTAGTAAAAGAAAAAGGTGAGTTTGAAGGTATTATTTATGACTATATTCAAACAAATATTAAAATTAATCACATTGCTTTGGTTGATTCGGCTAGATGTGGGCAAGAGTGTAAATTAGTATTTGATTCTAATAGTATAATTGTAGATGAAAATACTTTGAAAGGAATTGACTCTATGGAAGAAAAAGAAGAAATCAAAACTCCTGACGCTGAAATGCCATTTGATATTAAAGAATTAGCGAAACAAGTAGCTGAACTTTTAAAAATGGAAAAATCAGAAGAAGAAACAATGATTGATGAAAAAATGCCAGAAGAAGAAACTAAAAATATTGATTCTTTAATTGATGCAAAAGTAGATGCTTTACTTGTTGCTAAAGAATTAGGTTTAAATGTTAAATCATCTGATTCAGTAGTAGATATTAAAAAAGCTATTATTGCAACTAAATCTGATATGGCTTTAGATGGAGTTTGTGATGCTGGAATTGATACAGCTTACAAAATGGTTAAATCACAAATTGCAAAAGATTCTTTAAAACAAGAAGAGATTAAAAAATCTCAATCGAGTGCGTTTGATGGATTGAAACACGGTGCAAATGATAATAAATTTGCTGATTTAAAAGATAAGGAGATTTAATTATGGCTTTTACAAGTGCTGTTTTAGAAGAATCTAAAAAATTAGGTTCAGGTGAAGTTTTAAGAACTAAACCGTTTAATGTTGAAGCATTTTCAACTTTTGAAGATGGTTTAGTAATGGGTAGATTTGCTAAATATGATGCAGGTTCTGCTGATAATTTAGACAATAGTGCAACTCCAAAAATTGCTGGTATTGTTACTAGATTAATTGGTGGAGAACAAGGTGTAAATACTTACAGAAAAACTGGAACATTGGTTGATACTACTGCTGAAGTTATGACTGTTGGTTTTGCTACTGTTGATGTTGTAACTGGTAATACTCCTGCAAGATATGGAATTGCTTATGCTGTAAATGCAACAGGTTCAGGTGCTGATTTTGGAAAAGCTACAACTACTTCAACTAACAATGTTGATTCAGGTTATGTTTTTTGGGAACAAGTAGATACGAATGTTTGGCTAGTAGCTAAAGCTTCATTAGTTTAATTAAAGGATAATTAATATGGCAAAATTAGGACAAATTTATAATTTAGATTCATTTGATTCTGCAAAGAATTATTTTAAATCTTTAGACTCAAATGGTGGAACTGTACTAGCTAGAAATTTAGAACATATTTCAAGTGAAGTATTCGAACAAAGAATTGCTGGTTTATCATTCTTAACTGCTTCAGGTATTGTTATCAATAATGAGGGTGGATATGCAAAAGCTATTACTAAATTAAAATCAAACATTCAAGGTGATTTTAAAGACGCTGGTGATAACACAAACGGTAAGGGTAAAATCTCTATGGGTGTTGAAGATGACACAATGCCTGTATTTATGAAAGAAGCTGTATCTGATTGGTCTGAAACTGAATTAAACAGAGCATCATTAGAAAACAGAAACTTAGTATCTGAATACTTAAGAGGTCATGACCAAAAGTACAAAGAACAAATTGATAGAATCGGTTACTTAGGTATCGAAGGTAAATCAAAAGGTCTTTTAAATAATACTTTATTTGCTTCAGGTGGTGCAACGGGTGTATTTAGTGGATTAACTGCTCAAGAGATGTTCGATGAAGTTGCTACATTAGTACAAGACCAAAGAACAGCTGTTTTAAATGATGAAATGTTTAGTGCTGATAAAGTTGCAGTTCACCCTAACACTTACAATATTTTAAGCAAAACTTTTGTTAATACTGCTGGGTCTTTAACAACTGTTAGGGAAGCTCTTGAAAGAACTTTAAATGTTACTTTTGTAATTACTTCTAAATGTGATATTTCAGGAGTAAAAAGAATCGTTGCTTATTCTTCACAAAGAGCTAATGTTCAGATGAGAATTCCAGTTGCTTTAAAAATTAGCAATCAATTCCAAATCGGAGGGTTCAGATACGGTATTGAATCTACTTTCAATATTGCTGGGGCTGATATTATTGAATCACTTGGTGGTAAGATTTTAACTGCTGTATAAAAAGAGGGAGGTTTAATTACTTCCCTTTTTTTTAGTTTAACATCAATACTTTTTTAGTATCAATCGCAAGTTCTGTTCCAATTTGTTTGTATTCTTTTGATGTTTCAAAATCTTTAAAGTTTTGCTTTTCTGTATATCCATAATCACTTGGTAAATAGTTTCTTTTTTTACCTACAAATATATTAAATCTTCTTAACATATCTAAATCGTTAAAAACCAAATGAATAGTTCCTTTTAAATAAAAAGTAATAGTAAAATATCTAGTTTTAATATTTTTAGTTTCACCTTTTGATAAATATCCTGCAACTATTTCAGCTGTATCGGTTGTTGCAATGTTTGCTTTGTAGCCAGCTGTTTCTGTATATTCAAGCAAATCATTTTTTAAGCCTTTATCATCAAAGTAATTGAATACCATATCAATATCATTTAAAAAATCAATCTTATCACTATAAAGCCTATTTCCATATTCGGCTCTAAAAGGCAAAATTATCTTTTTATTAACTTTATATGCTGTATTTGTTTTCCAGCCATTAAATAAATGGATATTTTTACTATACTCATTGTTTGTATTCCTTCCATCTCTAAAGGCATAATGAGTAAATTTGTCAAACATGTACTCAATCGCTTCATCTATCATTTTTGGATAATTAGCCATAAGATTATCAATAAATATTTTTATATTATTTTCTGTAAAATCCATATTGCAATATTTATTTAATTCACTTTGTAATTCTTGTTTTTTTTGAGATGTTAGTCTGCTTTTTACCTCATTTAGATTCATGGCTTCAAGCCAATAATCACGCTTTAATTTAGTTACAAAGTTATTAAGCTTATCTTTCATAATTTCTGTTAATTCTTTTGTGTCTTGCTTCACATTTTGAGAATGTCTTTGTATGTCTTCTCCAATAACTGCTAAAGTTAAATATTTACTAACTTTCTTATAGTTTTTATAAAAGTCCATAATTTGGCTTGTAACTGTTTCTTTATCTTGATTGTATCTTTTTACGATGTTTCCTATATTGTCTTTTGTAGCTACTTCAAAACTTTCTTTTAAGTCATCAAAACTATCTTCGCTTGAACTTACATCATTAAATAGTTCTGTTTCTACATCTCTAATTTTAGAAATATAAATTAATGCTGTTTCTACATTTGTTTTCCTATCAGCATCACTAAAAGCATTTTGTAGATATTCAATTTTTGCATCAAGTTTATTTAATTTTGACACTAAATCTTTTCTACTATTTGAATAAGGATTTTTAATAGTTTCAGCGTTTAGCAAACATACTATTTGACCACTAAATAAAACATCTAAAGCCTTATGTAAATGTTTGTCTCCATCACTAAATGGAAAGTTTGCTATTATTAAATCAAATTGTTCTAATCCATTATAAGCTAGAAAATCACTATCTATAACTTTTACATTTTTAGATAATAAAACATTTCTACACTTGTTATCAATTTCAATAGCACAAATATTATATGAACTATGTTTATTTATATCGTTATTAATTATATCTATTATATTTCCTAATCCTGCACTTGGTTCTAAAATATTTTTTATCTTCTGGTTTCTAAAATCAACTTTTGATAACATTTTTTTTACTAACCATTCAGGCGTAGGGTATAAATCAGGATTGTCTTTAAACATTTACTCTTTTCTCCTTAAATAAATTAAAATAATTTTAATATAACTTAGCTTAAATCATTATAAATTTATATGCTATAATTAAAACAAAAAAGGAAAATTATGTACAAAAAAAATATAGAAAATATATTTGAAATAGGCTCACATAAAATCACAACTGAATTTTTTGAGTTAGATAAGTTATCTGAAAGAGAAGAAAAGATTTTAGCAAATGCCATTAAGTCGGGTGTTATTGAGGTTATGGAAGAGGTTAAAGAAGAAACTAAGGCTATTAAAAAACCTAAAGCTTAAGCTATATAAAATCCCAAATATTACTTTGATACAATAAATGGGATTTAGCTTTTACTCTTAATTGCTCATTTGTATAAATCACTTTATACTCATTGAATTCACTTGTTTTACAATCCATAGCTAAATCAATCTCTTTTTCTACATTCTTTAGTCTAAGATTTTCAAAGAATATTATCAACATACTTTTTCTATGTTTTGTAAGGTTTTTATATTTTAAGAAACCAGCTAACATTTCGATATTATCGTCAAGTAGACTACATAGGAAATAATAATCGTTTATTAGTTGTTTCAAAGTTTTAGCCTTAGTTTAGTAGTTCTGGATTTTCATATATATTTCCAATAACTTCAATTTGATTTTTATATTCATAAGGACATAAACTATTTAAAAATTCATCTATTACCATAAATCTACAATTTGAATATTTTATTTGTCCGATATGGTCTGATAATGTATCAATCCCATTAGTAAAACATTTTTCAATTCTTGCAATATCACCCTCAAAAATTTCAACATTATTTTTATCTTTTAATCCAGTGTATTGCATAAGTAAATACTCTGGATTTTCAATTAATCTATGAAGATTCTTTTTTTCTTTTATCATTTCCCAAGAAGCTATTTTTTGTGATACTTTTATCCAAACTCTATATTTAATCTCTC